CCCATAGAGAGGAAGCGGACACCACCGCCGCCGAGGGACACTAAAGATACTAGAGTGACTGAAGCGACAAGAACTCCCACCTCTGCATAAACACAGAAACAAAAGATACTAAGGATGACCTGAGACACTATAGATACTTAAGTGACTATAGCGTCTCGGTCTGGTGTGGTAGACCCCAGAGACTTCCCGACAACTATGGACGCTCACAGCGGCCTAATGTCTCTTAGGCGGTCCCACGCCTACTATAGATAGAGAGTAGGGTGAGGGTGTGATTAACTTGAGTTCTGAAGTCAGGGCTGTGGTTTTACTGGTGGGGCTGTTGGTCTCGTGTTTGCTTGTGTATCTGGTGTTGACTGAGGTGTCCCTATCCGTGTCGAAAAGCCAAGGCTCTCAACCAGATAAAAATCTCAAGGCTAATGTCACCGAGGTTGACCACTGATACCCCAGCCCCCTCTTGGGATACTATATCCCCTACCATAGAAACCTATAGAAAACAGTAGGTTAGCAAGCGGACTCCGTAGAAACTTAGGTTCCCTAGTCAAAAAGAGACCCCCGCTACCCTTAGAATCAACTCAATTTCAAAAAGTAGGCTAAAGGTTTTTGTTGTTGTTGTTGTTGTCGGGCCTTCGCAACGAGAGGTCCACCCCAGCCACCAAAAGCCACCCCAGCCACCAAAAGAGGAACGTCCGACATGGGCTTAGAAACTTCGACATACGTTGACGGTTTGAACATAGCAAACCCAGCAGCAACTGACGGTCTAGCGCAAGCGGACGACCACATCCGTCTCATAAAGACAGTCTTAAAGAACACCTTTCCGAACCTAGACGGCGCAGTGACTGCTACAGTCGCCAACCTAAACAACACCACAGCAATCCCTAGCACCATAACAGACCTAGGCATTTCTGACGGCTCCAATGGCATGGTGTTGTCTACCGACGGCTCAGGTAACTTCAGTTTCGTAGCGTTACCCGCTGGCACCACAGACACTAACTACTATGTGACTGGCGGTTCATTCAGTGGGACTACGTTGACCCTACAGCGGTCTGGCCTAAGCAGCGTCAGTATCTCAGGTTTCCCACAGTCAATCACTGACAACTCCCAGATTGGCAACGGTGCTGGCTACATTACGGCTGCCAGTGTACCCACACAGTCAACAACCACTGGTGACGTAGGTACATATGCATTCTTGATGCGTAGTACGTCCACGGCAGTATCCGCTGCAAACCCAGGCTCAACCTATTCTAGTTCACTTTACTATACTGACAGATCGGCATCAGCAGTTGCGGGTAATGTCACATCAGGGACATGGCGATGCATGGGTTATGCGGCTCACCTTGACCGTGGTACAGTTTGGCTAAGGATTGCATAAGATGACAACAGAATTAATAACAGAAGTACGCAATGCTCAGTCGATGAACGCTGAGAACACACAGTTTGACGTAGAGATTCACCACCCACAGTATGGATGGATTCCTTACATGCTTACGCCTTGGGACACTGATACGACTATAGACAATGCTGCACTACTAGAACTCATTGGTTCTGACTATGCTCCATTCTCACAGTCTGACCATGATGCACGTGTTGCTGCCTTTGAGCGTGACACACGCGATGTGAAGTTGGTGTTGGAGGTGGACCCAATAGTAAGCAACCCGCTGCGCTGGGGTGACCTAAGCGAACAAGAGCAAACCGAGGTCTCTGCCTACCGCACAGCGTTGCTTGATGTACCACAGCAATCTGGGTTCCCTAATACAATCTCGTGGCCCACTAAGCCCTCCTGTCTCTAACTTTAGCGAAAGACACTCAAGAACATGGCTAACTTACCTATCCGAGGCTTAGGGTCTGTGGGTGTGGTGACAGATGTAGACCCCTACAACTTACCTCTTAGCGGTTTCACACGTGCCAAGAACGTGAGATTTAACGAAGGTAAAGTGACTGCTGGACCTATCTACCGAAAGGTATCCGATGCAGTCTCTTGGACGCCAATGTTTTCTTATGGTCTAACGTCACCCTCTGGTTATGATACTGTGTTGGTGGTGGATGATACTCTTACGATACGAGAGTTCTCCAATGGCGCATTCAGTACCGTCTACACTGGTTCTACACAGTCACCCTCTACAGAACTTACAGCAACCACACTTGCCGATGTAACCTACATCAACAGGTCAGACACTGCGCCCCTACACAGGGCATCAGGCGGCACTAACTTCTCTACGCTTCCCAACTGGCCCTCAGGTTACCTAACGAACTCTTTACGTTCCTATGGTGACTTTTTGTTGGCCCTAGGCACAGTAGAGAATGGTGTGACCTATCCTAACCGTGTGCGTTTCTCTGACCCTGCGTTGGCAAACTCTGTGCCTTCCACATGGGACGAAACGGACCTTACGGCATCTGCTGGTTTTAACGACATCGTGCAGATGAAAACTCCGATTATCGACGGTGCTACTTTAGGCTCCAACTTCCTCGTGTACTCTTCAGACCAAGTGTGGCTTGTAGAGTTCGTGGGTGGTACGTTCATCTTTAACTTCCGCAAAATCTTTGATGACGCTGGAGTAATCAACAAGAACTGTATCGCTGAGGTAGAAGGCAAGCACTACGTTTTCGACCAAGACGACATCTACGTGACTGACGGCAACACACGCCAATCAATCTGTGACGGACGTGTGCGTAACTTCATCTATAGCGGCATCGACTTCTCTAAGTCAGACCGCTGCTTCGTCATGCACAACAGTGACCTAGAAGAGATATACTTCTGCTACCACACTGGTGACGACATGGCTGTGTACACAGATGGTGACGCCTGTAACCGTGCAGCAGTCTACAACTACAAAGAAGACCTCTGGACGTTCCAAGACATCCCTAACGTAGTCTCTGGTGCCGTAGCCAACGTCAACACAGTTTTGACCTACGCAACCGTGAACCAGACGTATGCTACAGTCGGTGGGTCTTACCACGACCAAGAGTCACAATTTGGACGCCACATACTGTTACTGTCTGATGTAGGCGGTGGTGTTACTGAGAAGCGTCTCTACGGCTTAGACTTGGTGGACGAAGGTTCCCTAGCAGCCGAGATTGACACCAGTATCTCACAACCTGTGTTCTTAGAGCGACAAGGGATTGACCTAGACGAACAAGGGATACCGCTGACAGGCTACAAGGTTATAACAAAAGTTATACCACAGGTTTCTACCCCGAACCCCGATGGTTCTTTTGACTTTACCTTTGGTGCCTCAGCAATCCCTACGTCTGACCCGAACTATGGGTCTCCTAACACCTTTGATGCACTGAGCGACTACAAGGTCGATACACGTATCTCTGGTCGTTACCTATCATACAAATTGACAAGTGACGCCCTCAAGGACTTTGCCTTTTCAGGTATGGACGTGGAGGTGACTGTCACTGGTCGCAGGTGATTCATATGGCTCTTTCAGACAAAATTAACCTACTGGTGTCGCGTTATGTTCGACGCCAGATACCACGACTAGAAGCAGACAACTTGGGACCATACATCCAAGAGGAACTACGCGAACTAGAGACTGTCATACGGTCACTATCAGACGCTTCTGTACAAGTTGCAGAAAAAGAACCTGAGGGTGTCCGTAAGGGCATGATTAGGTACGCGGTTTCTCCTTGGAACCCACTTGGCAACGGCTTCACTGGTCTTGTCGTGTACAACGGCACGTCTTGGGTAGCCGTGTAAGCAAAAAATCAAAAGGAATTTAACATGTGGGGCGCAATAATCGGCGGCGCGATGGGCCTAATGGGTGCCAACAAGCAAGCCAAAGCACAAGACCGTGCAACAGAAGCACAAATGGCTGGTTTTAGACAGTACGAACCTTATGTAGATGCAAACCTTGAAGGCTCTAAAGCGGCCCTTGGCGGTGTTTTAGAAACAGGTGTATACACTGGCGACACTTACGCTGGTCCAAACGCCTTCCAGACTGGCACAGCAAACTCTATGGGCAACATTGGTGGCAACATGATTGCCGCTGGCAACACTATGATGAGCCAGAACAACCAATTTGGTTCCAATGCCAACAATCTGTACAGTCAGTTCCAAGGTTTATCTGAAGAAGCCAAGCGTGACCGCCTATCGACAGCGATGGACTACGCAGCAAACAACGGTTCTTCCCTTGTTGACGCTGCAATGCGTGATGACCGCCGTAATCTACAGGAAAACACGCTCACAGGCATCAATTTGAACGCCTCAGGCACTGGTAACATGAACTCTAGCCGTGCAGGTGTCGCTGATGCCGTTGCACAACGTGCTTATGATGACCGCCGCGCTGATGTAGCCGCTGGTATTCAGGACCGCCTGATTGACCGCAGCCTTGCACAGCAGTCTCAGCAGTTCATCGACCAAGGTTCAGCCCTAAACTCTGCGGGTAACGCCAACCAGCAGGTCATGAGTGCCTATAACACTGGCATGAATACGCTAGGTGAGGGTGCAAACTTTGGTATGAACGCAGGTAACGCACTACAAGGCTACGATCAGGCACGTTTGAACGATGACCGTCAGCGTTTTGAAGACGCACGTGACTTTGAGATGCGCCAACGCATGAACTACCAGTCTGGTATCCTTGGTAAAGCACCAAACTCACCGTCAAACGTGGCAGTAAACCGTACCGATCCGTACCAAGCGGCAATGGGCGGTGCGATGCAGGGCTTTGGCTTCCAACAGAAGTATGGTGACCAGATTAGCAGTTCTATCGGCAACAGCAAAATCTTTAACCCACTCTTCGGCGGCTCGGGTCTCGGAGGATTTAACTAATGTGGGAAGTAATTAGTCAAAACCCTAAGTTCCAAGAGGCGTTTGGCGGCTATATGACCGAAGAGTTGTATAACCAGATGCCTCAGGACGCAAAAGACAACATTGCGCGTACATACGGCTCTGCTGGTGTACCTAGTCCTGTGTTGGACATCAAGCCTATGGAGATTTCTCCAGCGACAAACCCAAGTAATCAAAATCCTGTCTTAAACACACAGCCGAATCCGTACTTCCCACCTGATCAGGAAGCACCAGCGGCTGCACCAGTCCCGACAGGTTATGAAGACTACAGTGTCCAAGACTTTATCAACGCTGGTAACAACCTGAACACAAATCCTGTGTTATCTGGTGACATGAACCGTGGCGTCGAGCCTGTCGCACCTATCATACAAGACCCACAGCGCAGCGATGCATACCTAGGTACACTATCGAAAGAGAAACTACGTGAACTTGCGGACGCAGGTAACGTACAGGCCGCAGCACTACTTCAGGCAAACATTCCTGATCCAGTTGCACCGCCAGTCGTTGACCCAGCGCAACCAGCAGCACCTGTTTTGGCCCCGAATGTACCTGACGTTGACTACAGTGACCCGACTTTGGCACCTCTGCCACAGCCTGTCCTTGTAGACACAACTCAGCCAAAAACTGAGACTACAACTACAGAATCCGAACCTGTGTTGAAGTCTGGCGGTCAAGGACGTTCTACAGGCGCACTCAGTGCAGGTAGTATCACAAGTTCATCTGGTCCTAAGACAAGCAACGCACGTGGCTCTCAGATGCCACAGATGCTGGTTGACCGTAACGAGGCATTGATCCGCATTGGTGGCGCAATGTACTCAGGTGCGCTGAAAGGCGATGGTATCGGCGCAGCCACAACAGAGTACGGACGTATCCAAGACGCAAACCGTGAGCAAGCACGTAAAATGGCTGAAGCGGAACAAAAGCGTCAACTTGAAATGGCTAAACTACGTGCCAAAGGTGCTGGTGGCGGCAAAGGTAGTAAGAAAGACCGTGAACTGCTTACTTCTACAAATGAAGCAATGTCGAACTACCAAGACGCACTTACAGCAATCCGTGAGAGCCGTGCAGCGGGTGGTAACCTGACTGGCGTAGGCGGTATCGCAAAGTCTTTGTTTGATAACTTCACTGGTGACGCAGACGCAGCAAGACGCCTTATTCTACAGCGTGTCAAAGTTGACGATGCACTTCTACGTGTTGCTGAAACTAAGGGTGCTATCTCTAACGCAGAGATGAAGTTGTTCTTGGCACCAGCCCCAAGCAACCTTCAGGATGAAGCGATTTGGGAACAGTGGTTACTAGACCGCATGGAAGCCCTACAGCGCGTTCAGCAACGTCTGAGCCAAGGCGGGACAGTACCAGTCAATCAGCGACCAACTAACCAGACATTCAACCCTGCGGACTACACAGTCGAACAGGTTTCAGAATAGGAAGGCTAAGGTATGCCAACATTTATGATTACGGCACCTGATGGACGTAAGTTCAAAATCACAGGTCCGAATAAAGAAGGCGCGTTGGCTGCCTTACAAGCCCAACTTGAACAACAGCCGTCACAACCCGAACCACAAGCACCACAAGGCCCAGACGAAAGTGTCAGCGGTGCTTTAGGCTACGGTGTAGACAACGCACAAAAGATGCTTGGTAAAGGTATCCAAGGTATCGGTGAACTAACTGGTATGGAGGGTGTTGAGCAATACGGTGCAGATGTCGCCCAGCGCAACCAAGCGGAACTAGATGCATCTACCTACCAACGCCCTGAAGGCGCAGACGGTATCGTTAAGAACATCCGCGAGGGCGACTATGCAGACGCAGGTCGCTCTTTGCTCTACGGTGCAGCAGAGGCTGCCCCACAAGTAGGTGCGGGTGTCGCAGCATCTGTTGGCGCAGGTCTAGCAGCAACCACAGCACCTGTCGTGGGTGCAGGTCTTGCAGCAGCGGGTACAGTCGCAGGTTCCACAATGTCTCTTGGTGCTACACGAGACGAAAAGGAACAGCAGGGTCTTGACCCAACTGCAACTGGTACTGACCTAGCGACAGCGATTGCCTCAGGTCTTATCGAACTTACGCCACTGAAGGGTGGCGGTGCTACACTCAAGGTTTTACGTGAAGGTCTACAAGAGGCTGGACAAGAAGGCTTGATTATTGGTGGTACAGCAGTCCAAGGCGGCGAGTATGTACCTCAAGAAGTCGTAGACCGTATCGGTGACGCAGCAGCCATTGGTGCCACAGTTTCTGGTGCAGCCAATGTCGGCATCTCGACGGTGAGTAAGACTGGTGAGCGTATCTTGAAACCACGTGAGTCCCTAGACCCTGAGACAGATCAGGCGGCAGGTGACGTGGCACGTATGTTCCAAGAGATTGCTACAGACGAAGGCTTAAACATAAAGGACATTGACCCATCGTCACAGAAGGGTGCGAATGCTGTCCTCAATGCTGCACGTAGTAAGATGCGTGAAGAAATTGACGCTAACTACAAGGTTCTCAGCAAAGAGGTGTTGAAGGACGCAGATGCGGCAACAAAAGCCAAATTTGCTGAGACACTACGCCAAGCGCGAAACAAAGTGTCCACTACAGTCACCAAAGAGAACATCGACTTCGTCCAACAACAGGTAGGTAACACCAGAGAAGGACAAGCGTTACTAAATGCACTTCGTAAGTCCAATATTGTAACGGAAGTCTACTCAGGCGGTCTGAAAGGCGGCATCTCGCAGTTCACAGACACCTTCAACCCACTTCCTTCATTCGGACGTTCGTACAATCCAGCAGGTATCATTGGTGGCAACATCAACACTGGTGCAGCACTTGCAACTGGTGGTCAGTCCTTGGCTGTCCAGATTCCTACGGTCATTGCAGGTCGTGGTATTGACGCAATCACAGGACGCAGATCGAAACTCAACACGTTCATCAAAAAGAACAAAGGTAGAGACGGTCTAGCAGACCCAACTGGTCCCGCAGTCGAAGGGCGTACAGCACGTCTAAAGGCCGCACAGCAAGCACAGGCAATTAAGGCCAAGGATGATGCAGCAGCCAAGAAGAAGTCAGAAATCGAAGCACGTGCAGCAGCAAAGCAACAGGCCGCTGAAGCGAAAGCGAAAGCCAAAGCGGACGACTTGGCAGCAAAACAACGTGCCAAAGACGAAGAAGCAGCGCGTAGGGCAGCGACCTATGTCCGTTTGTATAACGAAGGTGCGCCACCCAAGTCGAACTCGCCGCGTGGTAAAATGTTCGCAGGTGTTGCCGAAGCCTATCCGAAGTTTGCTAAAGACAAAATGCCTACTGATATTGATGCGAAGGTCGAAGAAGTCCTACAGCGTATAGAAGCACGAGATATTGCTTCTGAGACACGCCGTGCGATTGCAGAGTACCGCAGAATGCAGAAGACAGGTGTAATGTCATCTGAAGGTGCGCCTCTGACTGAAGTCATTGGTTTGGTGAAACTCGAACTACTCAAAGACAAGGCTGTCGATAAAGCAGCAGCTAAGACAAAGAGTAAGCGAGGCCAGACAACCGCACCAGACGGTACACCAGTACAACCGCGTTCAGCAGCCGTTCAAGATGGTATTGATGCTAACAAGGCGTTCTTACAGTCACTTCGTGATGACATGAACAACGACAAGAGCATTGCTTCAAGTGACCGTGCAGTTTTGACTAAGGCACTAGACGAACTCGGATTGAACTTAGGTTCAGACCCTGTGTTCAAAGCAACTGAGATTGTAGATGGTGCGCGTGTGAGCCTAACATCCATGTCACTTGCAGATAAGTACCTTACTCCCTATCTAAATAGGATTAAGATGCAGCAAGCGGCAGTAAAGGCCAAAGCATCTAAGGCAAAGCCAAAGGCAAAGAAGACGGATGACGGACCAACTGAAACCCCTCCCACCACACCTGCGCCAGTTGTTGGACCAAGTGGATCAGGAGATACAGGAGGGCAAAGCGGACAAACTGGAACTGGACCCACACAACTGGCCCAGCCTCCATTGGTCAGCCCCAAGCCTGAACTCAAAAAACCGAAGACACCAACCGTAAAGAAGAACATACCTGAAGCCAAAGCAATCATTGAGATTGGCAAGAAGGGTTCTAAGTACGAGAACGGTATCCAAGACGTAGACACAGCCCTCGAAGCTGCAAAACTTCTTGGTATTACCGCTCAACTTATGAACAGTGGTACTGCGCTACAGAAGGCCACAAAGCAAGGTAAAGGCACAAGAGGTGTCCACCAATGGTCCCCTGACATGAAGGGTTTTGGTAGTAGTGTATTCGGTATTAGACCGAAAGGTTCTTTCCAAGGCGTAAAGACAACCACACTGAAATCTCTTCACACTTTACTACACGAGATGGGCCATTCGCTTACTCAAGGTAACATGGATGGCAAAGGTCGTTTTGGTATGGGTGGTGTACAAAACAAAGGTACAGGTGAGTACGACACAGTAGGACTGAACAGTTACAACTACTCTGTGATGAAGCCTATCCTTGAGTCTAAAGGTTTAGACCACCCTGCAATTAAGGAAATCATTGCGTTCCAAGAAGCAGGTAAAGCGTACATTGAGAGTAATCCAAGTGAAACTCAGGCACCTCGTAGTTCTCTGACGTATTTACTAGATGAACTCAACAAAGCCGTGCAGAACAACGATGCTGGTACAATGGTAAGTTTCAGAAACCGTTTGCGTAACTACCGAGCCTACACAAGCAGTGCGCCTGAACTCTCAGTTGACCCAATGTGGCTGTATCTGATGAACCCTCGTCTCGCTAAGGAAATCATGCCTATCAACAGTAAGATGATTAAGGCTGAGTTTGACAAAGCGAACAACGGTAAGATTCTGTTCTACTCACATCCATTCGCAACCATACTCGCTGTCGCTATGGCGATGGGTCTAGTCGCTGCCGCTGGTGGCGATGAGGAACCACCAATGCCTGACGGTGCTTTAACAGCATAGGGTGTCCCTTCGGGGGCATCCACAACCCCCAATGAGAGCAAACCTATGAATAAAACCGCTTTTGACTTAATGCCTCTGCTGCAAAGCATTCAGGCCGTGAAGTCATCTGGACTGACGAAGGCCCAAAAAGATTCAATCTTGCAAGAAATGGCTGCACAACTACCAGCCCCTGTGTTTTGCAAAGCGTGTCCAGAGACACTTGAAATCATCGGAAGTCTATTAGGAGTAAAAAGTGATGGGCGCACCCAAGAACCCAAGAAAGAAGAGTCCCAAAAAGGAACTAACGATGCCGCAGAAGGCACATCAGGCGGGGAAGACAAACTACTTCGCAAAACTGATGCAAACCGAGGAAGGTCGCGCTCTAAGAAAGCAGTGGTCAACAAAGCCTCGTAAGAATGCGGGACGTCCTAAAGGGACACGAGATGGGTACACCTTGGAAGCCATTACACCAATCAGAGAACAGGCGAAAAAAGATGCCGAAAGGATTGTTGCTAAGATGACCAAAGATAACAACATCGACGACGAATACGCAATTGAGGCTCTAAAAGCAGCCGTAGAAATCATGCGAGAGCCGTGTCAAAACCGTGACCGTTTGACAGCCGCGCGTATGGTCTTGGACTTTACTAAGACAAAACCCGCTGCAAAAAGCGAAGTTACTATTGGCAAGGCTGAAGCCTTCTTGGAGTCGCTTTTAGTTAGCGATGACGAAGAAGAGCAAGATGGATCAGAAACTTAGAGAAGTACGCAAGCGTCTCTACGACGACTTCACCTTCTACGCTAAATCAGCACTCAAGATTAGAACCAAAGACGGCGACATCAGCCCTTTGAAACTAAAACCTGCCCAGCGCATTTTGCAGACGGCAGTAGAGAAGCAACTAGCAGAAGAGGGTAAGGTCCGTATCATCATCCTCAAGGCACGACAGCAAGGTCTGTCTACTTATGTCGGTGGTTACCTGTATCACAACGTGTCCCAGCGCAAAGCGTGTAAGGCAATGGTGATTACGCACCACAGTGACAGTACGAGAGCCTTGTTCGATATGACCAAGCGTTACCACGAGAACTGCCCTGAACTACTGAAACCACACACCAAGTATTCATCACGTCGAGAACTTACGTTTGACGTATTGGATAGTTCGTATGTGGTTGCTACGGCAGGTGGTGAGAGTATTGGTCGAGGTGAGACGCTTACGCACGTACACGCCTCGGAACTTGCGTTCTGGTCGAAGTCTACAGCACTTGAGAACTGGAACGGTCTTACACAGGCTGTGCCTAACAAAAAGGGTACGGCTATCTTTGTCGAGAGTACGGCTAACGGTGTCTCTGGCATCTTTTACGACCTATGGAAGGGTGCAGTAGAAGGAACCAACGGTTACACACCTGTGTTCATACCTTGGTTCATGGACCCTGAGTACCGTGAGAATGTCCCAGAGAACTTCGAGCGTACACCTGAAGAGGAAGAGTTGTGTGAGAAGTATGAGTTGGACGATGGTCAACTTATGTTCCGTAGACGCAAGATTGCCCAGAACGGCATCGACCTCTTCAAGCAAGAATACCCAGCAGAACCAGAAGAAGCCTTCTTGACCACAGGTCGCCCTGTGTTCAACCCAGAGGCACTTCAGGAACGTCTAGGTGACACACGTGACCCTGTAGCAAACTTGGCCTTAGAGGGCGAAGAGTGGCTAGAGAATGTCAGAGGTGAACTCACCTTGTACCGCAAGTATGACTCAGGCGAGAGATACACAATCGGTGCTGACGTTGCGATGGGTGTCAGAGGTGGAGACTGGTCTGTGGCGCAAGTCTTGGACAGTAAGAAAAGACAGGTCGCATCTTATCGTGCGCAAGTACACCCAGACTACTTCGCTGAGGTACTCTACAGACTAGGCGAGTTCTTTAACTTCGCTTTGATAATCGTAGAGAACAACAGCCACGGTATCCTTACGTGTACACGCCTCGGCAAGGACATGGCGTACCCTAATTTCTACACTGAGATACAGGTAGACAAACTGACGGACAAAGAGACCGTCAAGTTGGGCTTTACCACCACATCCAAGACAAAGCCGTTAGTCATTGATGAACTTAGGGCGGCGGTTCGTGAGGGAACTATCGAACTTAATGACAAAGTAACTATCCGAGAGATGCTGACATACATCGTGAACACCACTGGTGGCATGGAGGCAGAGTCTGGATGCTTCGATGACTGTGTAATGAGTTTGGCATTAGCCAACCACATCCATGAGGGTGCTTGGGAACCAATAGAGGCAGTCGATGATCTATATATTGAGATGGTTTAACGATGAAAGAACTTAAAGAACTTGATGACGATAAAATCGTCTCAATCGTAGATAGCAGCCTACGAATGTCCATTGGATATGCGGATAGTGAACTGAGCCGTGAACGTTCGCGTGTTATGGACTACTACTCGGCAAAACTTCCGAAACCAGTGCATGACGGAAACAGCAAGTATGTGTCTCAGGACGTCTACGATGCTGTGGAAAGCATGAAGGCTGCACTTCTCGAAACATTCAGCACAGGCAACCGCACTCTACGCTTCTCACCGCAAGGACCAGAAGACGTGATGATGGCTGAAGTCTGTACAGAGTACACCGACTACGTCCTCCACCGTCAGAACAATTTGTTCGAGGTGATGCAGACAGTCATTCATGATGGTCTGATTGCAAGGGCAGGGGTAGCCAAGGTCTACTGGCAACAGCAGACTGATAGTTACCTTGAGTATGTCGAAGACCTAACCGAAGAGGAACTTGATGCAGTCTTGTCTGATGACATGGTTGAGATTGAGGAAATCGTAGAGGATGAGTTTGGTCTGTACACTGGTGAACTTCGTGTTTTCCGTGACACCTCACAGGTCAAGATTGAGTCCGTTGCGCCTGAAGAGTTCCTAATCGAACCACAGTGTCGCTCTTTGGAATCTGCATCTTTCGTTGCTCACCGCACACGTAAGACAATCGCAGAACTGATTGAGATGGGCTATGACGAAGACCTTGTCATGGACATCAGTGACGAAGACAACGACTTTGACACAGACCCTGAGGTTCTATCTCGTTTCGATGACATCGGTGCTGGACGTGGCTTCACGGCTGGCAAGGGTCACCAAAAGCAAACACGTCAGGTGACAGTCGTTGAAGCGTACTTGCCTCTGGATGTAGACGCAAAAGGGACTACAGACCTATACCGTGTCGTGAAAGTAGGTAACGTCATGCTGTCTAAAGACATCGTGACACGTATGCCGTTTGTTGCATTCGTACCTCTACCAATCCCACACGCATTCCACGGTAACAACTTCGCAGACAAGTTGATTGCCATTCAGAATGCACGGACTGTGTTGACACGTTCAATCCTTGACCACGCGATGGTAACTAACAACCCTCGCTACACTGTGGTCAAAGGTGGACTGACAAACCCACGTGAACTTATTGACAACCGTGTCGGCGGTATCGTGAATGTCACACGTCCAGATGCAATCAACCCAATGCCTCAGGCATCCCTCAACCCCTTCATATTCCAGACCATACAGATGCTGGATGAAGACAAAGAGGACACTTCAGGTGTCTCACGTCTATCTCAGGGCTTGAACAAGGATGCTATCAGTAAACAGAACTCAGCAGCGATGGTTGAGCAACTGGCGACTATGTCCCAGCAGCGTCAAAAGATTATCGCACGTAACTTCGCTAACAACTTCCTGAAACCATTGTTCAACCTTGTCTACCAGTTGTGTGTCGAGAACGAGACGATGGAAAAGATAGTCGAACTAGCGGGTACTTACGTCAAAATCACACCAGCACAATGGTCTGATAAGCGTGACGTGATGGTTGAGTTCAACCTTGGTTATGGTGAACAGGAGACACAGATTCAGAAGTATCTTGCGTTCCACCAGTTGTTTAGTGCCGACCCATCTCTACAGCAGATGTACGGACCACAGCAGAAGCACAAGATGCTGAGTGCTATCCTAGACAAAAGTGGAATTAAGAATGTTGCTGACTATCTACTCGATCCTAGTCAAATACCACCACAACAACCAGACCCCGCCTCCCAGATGCAGATGCAAATTGCGCAGAAGCAGATGGAGGTCCAAGAACGTCAGACAGCAGTTGCTGAACTTAAAGCACAGACTGACGCGCAAATTGCGAGCATGAAGTTGGAACTTGAGCAACTCAAGGCACAGCAGCAGTTCGCATTACAGTCGGACAAACTGGACTTACAAGAGTCACAACAGGCACACAAAGAAGCAGTCAACTACGAAGAGTTGGAGATTGCGAAACGTGCTGAGGATGTCCGAGCAATCGCAAGCCCTAATGGGTAAATAGCATAAGGTTACACATGCCTACACAAGAAGAGCAACTTGTGACGGCAGGGGATGAAGCAGAGGCCGTACTATCGGCCCCTGCGTTCACTTCTGTTGTCGATTCAATCGTGGAGAGTGCTTTCTCTACTTTTGTAAACTCACAGCCCGACGACAAGTTGAAGCGTGAGACTTCCTACCACCACTATCGTGCAATCGCAGACGTGGTGAACACCCTAAAGCAGAGAGTTGAAGTGCGAGATAACATTTTGGCTCAAGGCGACAATAGCCAAGAGGAACTAGGTCTATGACAGACGACCCAAACAGTAACTCAGAACCCCGCGCGTTGGATTTAGATGACGCCGCAGATGCAATCTTAGGTCGGTGGGATGACGGTGAAAACCTATCTGAACCCGAAGACGAAGATGCGACACCCGAAGAGGTCGAAGAGACAGACCTTGAAGAGGGTGCTTATGAAGATGACGATGACGACCTTGAAGAAGAAGTAGAGGACGACACGGACCCTGAAGAAACTGATGAAGCCGAAGAATACGAAGAAGACGACGAAGAAGAGGTCGAAGAAGACGATACAGAGGAACCAACCACTGTGTCCGAAGACGCCCTTGTCGAAGTCAGCGTAAAAGGTGAAAACAAACAGGTATCCGTGAAGGAACTGAAAAGACTTTATGGTCAAGAAGCATCTTTAACACAAAAGTCTCAAGATTTAGCATCCCAGCGCAAAGTTGCGGAACAAGAGTTCCAAAGAACGCAATTAGCATACCAAAAGATGTTAGAACGTGCAGAGGCCCGACTAGCCCCATATTCAGAGATGGATATGTTACTAGCAGCCCAGCAGATGGACGCTGAAACATTCGCCCAACTCAGACAAGATGCACGTCAGGCCGAAGACGATGTGAAGTTCCTCAAAGAGGAAAGCAACTCATTACTTCAAGAACTACAGGGCAATCAGCAGCAAGCGATTCAAAAGGCAGCCACAGACTGTGTGCGTGTCCTCGAAGAGAACCTGCCAGATTGGGGCAACGAATTGTACAATGACATTCGTGCCTACGCTGTAAAATCAGGTCTGCCTCAAGAGCAAGTTGATCAATACACAGACCCTACGGTTATCATGTTGATTAACAAAGCGAGACTTTACGATGAGTCAAAGAAGTCAGCGCAATCAAAGAAAGCGAAGGCTAAAGTGACAAAGTCAAAGTCTACAAGAACAAAGGTCTTGAGTTCTAAGAAGTCCCCACCCTCCAAAACAACATTGAAGGCTAAACGCGCAGCAGACGCTCAAGCAAAACTGCGTAGCAACCCTCGTTATGGTGGTGACACGGATGATATTGCCGCAGCCCTTATGGCTCGCTGGGAAGAGTAAACTCTTGCCTACAAGAAGGATTCATACCAATGGCAACATATACAACATACGATCAGGTCGGTAAGAAAGAGTCAGTTGCTGACATCATCACCGACATTACGCCTTTCGACACACCTGCATTTACGATGTTCAAAGACGAAAAAGTCTCTGCACGTACATTCTCATGGCTTGAGGATTCACTTGCAGCGGCTGGGTCAAACGCAGCAGTTGAAGGCGCGGACGCCGTAATGGGTACATTGATTGACGCCGTAGAGCGTACAAACAACACCCAGATTCTGACCAAAGGTTTCCAAGTTTCTGCAACAGCAGACGCGATTGCAACCTATGGGCGAGCGAAAGAGACCGCTCATCAGTTGGCGAAAGCCCTTAAAGAAATCAAGCGCGATGCAGAATTTGCTCTAGTTGGTGCAGACCAAGCAGCCGTGACTGGTTCTGGTTCTACGGCACGTCAAATGGCTTCTGCAATCAACCAGATTTCTACAGCAGTAGACGCTGGTGCAAACGCAAGCGACCCATTGACTGAAGCGAAACTGTTGGAAGCAGGTGAAACTGCATACAACAACGGTTCAGACGTTGACACACTTATGATTAAGCCAGGTGATGCACAAATCGTCGCTGGTTTCTCTGCGTCAGCAGGTCGTAACCGTGAGATTGCGCAAGGCAAAACATTGGTCAACGCAATCGACCTATACGTGTCTCCATACGGTGAGTACCGTGTAATTTTGAACCGTCACCTAGAGTCATCACACGCTCTATTGATTGACCCATCAATGTTCAAAACATGTACTCTACGTCCATTCACACGCACACTTCTAGCGAAGAACGGTGACTCAGATCGCCACCAAATCGTTGGCGAGATGTCAGTGAAGCACATGAACTTTGCAGACTCAGTGAAAATCACTGGTTTGTCATAAGCCCTCTTTAGAACCCTAGCGGTTCTTTAGATTAGGCCGCCCTCGGTAACACAGGTTTTGCTCTCCTTACTGTGTCGCCTTGGGCGGCCTTTTTGATTCAAGGAAGTACAGAATGACTACAAAAAAAACATCCCCAACCTGATTCAATCGGACACAGACTTCATGCAGCAAGCAGGGGAAACTGTCCGTAAGCACACACAGCATATCTCACAGGCTTTCCTAGACGACCTCAAGGACGCACGTAACGAAAGTACACAAAAGCCTATGGGCGAGTTTCACCGTGTCGCCTCTATTCCCACTGCGGTGGTCGAGAAGTGGCTACGCGAAGGCTTTGACATCTGGGAAGCATCTGGCCCTGAAATAGTCAAAAAACTTCAGGCCGAAGACTTACAGATGTTCATGGCAACCGAGAGGAAAG